GAATAATCTCTTTCAATAATCATATCAATATAATGTTTTGCTTTCTTCAAATCTTGTACTTCTCCTTTCGCTGCATGTCTGCAAATATATTTAATAGCATTTCCTTCTGCAAATAGCAATTTATTTTTATTAATAAATTCACTAGGTTGAATTTTCATTTTTTTATAATGTGTCCCGCCTATTTGTTTATTATATACGCTCATGAAATTTCCAACAGGATTAAACAAAATATAAAAGTATATAGACAAATAACTGTTATTATTGTAACGCTGTTCATTCTTGATAACCATATCTTTCTATTTTTGCCTTTAATAAATATAAATTTTGTTTTGCTCGTGTTGCACCAACATAAAAAATCCTGTGTTCCTCGTATTGTTTTTCAAGACTATTTGCCATAGAATTTCTTATCTTACTTGTATTATCTAATGCTAGAATTACATTCATCGCTTCTCCACCTTTAGTAACATGAATAGTTTGTAATTTAATTCTAGCAGGAAGACTTAATTTTTCTCCGCTACTGAGCATGGTTCTTATATATAATTTCTCATTAGCATTAGCTTCTGTAAACATATCAAACCATACACTTCCTCGGCTAAACCCAGCGTCTTCTATGTTTATTAATTTCTTTTTTTCAAATGATTTTTCGTTAAAATCGAAATCAAGATAATCAAAAATATCTCTACATTCTGGTAATGTTATAGATTCTCCTTTATTCCACCGAGTCCAATTTAAAATGCTTTTGTACAATCTTACATCGTGACTTTTGCCGTTTTTAGTTTCGTAATATAGATTTTTATCCCTTAATTCTTTTTCAATTTTTAGTATTTTTGAATTTGTTCTTGCCAAAATTAACCAATTATCTTTAAATAGGTTCACATTATCTAATGAATATATAGCTTCTTGGTGTCCTTCTATGATATTTTTTTCTTTATCTTTTCGAGGTTCCCATGTTTTATCAATTCGTTTATTTTCTGGAATACGTGAAATCCATTTATTAGCAATTTTCTGAACCGCTTGAGGAACCCTGCGAGATTCATCGAGAAATTCATTGTCCGCAGGTTCATTAATAAATCTATTAACATCTGCTCCGGCCCAGGCAAAAATAGCTTGATCATCATCACCCGCCATAAAGATATTATTGGTTTTTGTTTTTAATATGTTAAACATTTTCCATTGAATTGGAGATAGATCCTGAGCTTCATCAATAAAGATTACATCAAATGTGGGAGATTTATAAGATTCTTTTATAAATTTATTAATCATATCTGTGTAGTCAATTAAATTATTTTTTTGTTTATAATTTTGAAGGTTAATATCAATATGCTTCAAAATTTGATAGTCAATTTTTCTAGAATACTCATTAGTATTGAATTCTGTTTCAACCAAAATATCCTTGACTCTTGATTTATTAATAAGTTGGAAATATTCCGAGTCACAGGTTAAATATCCATTGCTTTCCATATCATCATATTTTGTATATTTTACACGAACATTTGTAAGTCTACCAATATCCTCATAATGCTCTGGTTGCATTACACGATCTTCAGTTAAACCTAGAACGTGAAAAGAAAAAGAATGCAAAGTTTGAAAAAATTTTAAATCTTTCTTTTTAAGATTAAATGAAACATCTTTAAATTCTTTGTTTTCAAGAAAAGTATCTCTTGCGTTATAGGCCGCTTTTTTAGTGAATGCAAAGTATCCTATACGATTCAGTGGAGTTCCTTTTTTTATGTAGTCTCTTACATAATTGAGTAAAGTAAAAGTTTTACCGGTTCCTGGTGGACCCAATACTTTTATTTTTTTCATTATATGATGTCTTTTCTCGACTTAATAGAAACTATGTCTTCATCAAGATCAGGTTCTTCAAAAATTGATTGTAGGACACAGACCACATCAAGTGGTTCATAAGATTTTTCTTCTTCTTTCTTGGGAAATCTTTTTCTAGTAAATTTTCCTTTAATCTTTTCAATATTTTCAATCATCCATCCCGTTCGATCTTGTTTTATTTTCCATTCTTTACTTTTAAGAAAATTATAAAATGGATCAAATCTAAAGTATGCATATTCTTCATCGAAAAGAGTAGCTCCACTTTTAAAAGCAGTATATGTTGTTGCTTGTGGTCCATTTATATATTCTTTCATACAAATAAATAATTGGTCCTCGGGACTTGTTCCTTTTGGAGGATCTAATTCTTTTTGAGTAGAAAATAAAACATCTAACACCTCTTGATAGGCAACATCTTTTACACGTGGCGGGATAAACCCTGCATAAATTCCAATAATATTTCTTACTTTTCTTTGATCTGTAATCCATTCAATGGATTTTGCATGCACAGGTTTAATTTTTACACCATCAGGTAACGCTACATTAAATGTATATTCTGGGTCTGGTTTATAATTAATTTTTACAAGACCAGATAATCCAGGGAAAATTCTGTTTTTATCTGAATTTATTCCATATTTTCTTTTAACGCATTCTGCTTTCATGCAATGATGAACAATAGGTTCTTCGGTACAGGTATGTCCCTTAGTTTCCTTTTTCCAAGATCTTATTTTGAATCTAACTTTCTCATCATCCCATTCTTTTGAATATTCGAAATAATCTCTTGCAGCTTCTATGATTTTTTGCTCCCAATCATCGGGATATTTCTTTTTTGCAAAAACCATATAATTATATAAAAATCTATCTCGTCCATCGGATAATTTCTCTTTGCTTAATGCCTGTAAACACGGAGGACCATCTTCGAATTCTTTGGCACCTCCCTGCAACACAGTTTTTACGTGAGTTAATGAGAATTCTTCTAATTCTTTGGCTGTTTTTTGATTTACTTCAACAACTTGGATAAATTGTTCAAATGTGAAGGATGTGCCGTCTAGATTTAAAGCCACTCTTTCTTTTTTATTGTAATAGGGTAAATTTATGAAGTTTCCATTGAGCGGTTTTCCTTTCTCATCAGTACCTAATTCTGTTTGCTTTGGAAATATTTCTGTAGCAGCATCTAGTTTAAATGTGAAGAGTAAAGTGCTCAAAAAATTTCGTATAATTGTTGCTTTTGCTGGTTCTTTTAGAAAAACATATAAATGCAGACCTCCACTTTTAGATTTGCAAGGTACAATTGGTAAATTATGTTTTTTGATTACTTCTAGAAATTTTTTTGGACTAAAAGCCTTATATTCAGGATCAACATCTATGGCACCAAAACTTGCCATTCCTTCATCATCGCATGCTTGTATTCCTATTGATTTAACTCCTAAAAGATGGTCTTGATAGTCCTTATCTGTAATTGGGCGTGAGGCCCAACCGTAATCTCCTTGTTTTAATTTAAGTTTTCCTGTTTCTGGATCAGTGTATCCGTCTTTAATATTGGCGTAGCCAAAATTTCTTTTTAATCCGGTAAATATATCTATGTATTTCTTATCAATTGTCATAATGCGTATTTCTTATCAATTGTCATAATGTTCCGGGCGGCTCACTCTCGCTCACCGCCCAGCCTTCAGTTACGATCGTAATGAAAATTAGATATGGGATGGAGTTTGTTTTGCAGCAGTTTCGCCATGTTTAACTGCAACATCTCCTTTAGAAATGTTTTCTGCAAAAACTCTAGCTTGTTGATACAATTCAGTTTCTTGAACTTGACCAATTTTGCTAACTTCCCAACCAAACCATGTTCCTTTATCATTCGATTGTTGAACTGCTTTTAATCGATAAATGTGGCTGAAAGATGCCGGTGTAAATAATCCATTTTCACCCTTTAATTTTATACTCGACATCATACTATTCCACTTTCTACTAATTTTTAATTGAGTAGATTTCATAGCGATTAGAGCGGTAGATGGATTACCATTACACATAATTACAAAATGACTCGCTGTTTTTTCAATGTAATTACCATTCGGTAATCTATCTTTAAAAGAAGCGTCTCTAGTTGTTTTAGTCATAACATCACTTGAGGATGAATGAATTGCAACAGGAGCGCCCGATCCTTCGCCACGTTCTTTCCACTCAATGTATTCCAATTTATAGTAGCATGGAACTACATTTATGCCTTTCTCGCCATCAAATAAGTCACTGGTTACAGAATTGAAAATCATTCCCGGTTCTGCACCTTTAACATATTTTCCATCTTTTTTATTTACTTCAGGCGATAATTGCCCCAGTATTTTTAAAAATGGTAAGGCTAGATCTTCTTGCCTTATATTACCTAAGCC